GTCAAACGCAGTCTCGACTATCTTGGTCAGTTCCTCTGTCGAACGGGTCGCCTGGTAGTAAAACAGTGCCGTCTGCGGCGAATGTCCAAGCATCTGGCTGGTGGCCTTGAGGTCGTTGCTGGACTTGTACAGGATATAGGAAGCCGAGTGTCTAAACGTGTGTAACCCACCCAGAGGCATCCCGCTGCGACGTATGGCCTTGGCCAGCACCGCGAATCTTCCGGCCTGTGACTGGTTTATGTCCGCAAAGACAAGCTTAGACTTACGGGGCAGCTGGTTGAGCATATCCAGGATTCGCCAGTCCAGAGGCACAGTCCGTGGTGTGCGTGTCTTGGTTATGGCCGCACGGAACGTCACGCAGTTGTCCTTGATGTCGCTCCACTCTACCAGACCACCTTCGCCTTGTCTGCACCCGGTGGTAGCCAAAAACCAAAAATAAGCCTTGTAGCAACGAGCCATGTCCCCGGTCTTGCACTTGACGGCGTCTATGATGTGCCTAATCTGGTTAATAGACCAGTAAGGACGGTCTGTGTGCGTCTGCTTTATCATGGGAATCTCGTCAACCAACGAACGGTCAAGACCGTGCATCTTGCTCAGATACTTGAGACATTCTGAAAAGGCAACGAAATATGACCGCCTTGTCGTCGACTTGATATGGTTCTGCGCAGCGAGAAGGGTCCGGACCGTGGAACGGTTAATGCTATCCAACGGGATGGACGTGTCCTTGACGATGTACTCGACTGACTTACGGTACATGCGGATTGTTCTTTCGCTGAGGCCACGCAGCCTGAGATTCTCCTCCCACTCGTCCAAAAGCTTGGTCAGCGTGAAAACGGTCCCAGAGGTGCTTTTCTGTGCGATTAAATGGGTACTCCGTCTGAGCAGTTTCGACGAGTCCGGGGTTTCACCTACCAATAGCTGTGCATTGTACAGCTCAACCTCGCGTTCACGGAGCATTACGAATGCTTCTGCCTGAGCCTTGTCGGTTGTATGCAGATTGACATCGAGTGGTTTCGCTCCGCGTTCGCGGACACGGCACCAGTATGTCAGGTCTCCACGGTCTTTGTTCTTCTGCCAGACGGTATAGCTTATCTTAATCATAGGTACTAATTGAGGTACAGAAAGGTGGTTATTTTTAACTGAAACTAGCTCTTTTTGATGTAAATATAACTTTTTTGATTGCCATAGTAAACACTTAATGCTTAATTAACGCGTATATTTGAGGCGTGAGGTACAAAAAAGGTACAGTTTTTGTTCCGATTTTTGTGAAGTGTACTAGTTTATGTAGTGATAAACTGGTTATGGAAACCAAAAAGGAGAACTAACAATGACTTGCAATGTCTCAATTGAATATCCTTACCAACTAAACACAATCGACTTCCGCAGCAAAGTCGCCGAACCGATGGCCAAGTGTGGAGCTTGGCAGATTGTACACGAATTTGCATATACAACTGTCGACGGTCAAGATCACGGTGACTTAAATCCGTTCTACTACAAGCTAGACCACGAGTGTGCGGTTTCGCAAGACGGACCTGAACGTCGTGCAGCCTTGTTGCCTATTGCCAAGAACGTTCTTATGAAGGCTATCGCAGACCGTCTTAAAGAATACTTCACGCGCCTCATTGTCGATTATGTGTGTCCGTTCAGCCAAGCAGAAAAATACGAAGGCATTCCGGGCGATGTTATGTATAACACTCCAGTAAAGCTCCGTTCCATAAGCGACAAGAACGAACGACTTACGTTCGTGTTCAGTGCCGACCTGAATTTTGTTGATAGAGACCAAGATATTTGTCAGAACGTAAAGGTCGGAATCAGCTACGTGAAGGTACCAGAGACCGATGGCTAAGATGGTTGTCCATATCCTCGCGGCTATCGGAATCGGTTACTGGTTATACCGAACCGCCAAGAAGGCTCTTGACGAGCCTCCGGAAGAAGAGCGTTGCTACAGCTCTTCGGTCGCAGCTATTATGGACGGAGCTGCCGATGTCGATGACGAATGGTTATTAGAACCGGAGGACTGGCAATGATGCAAGAAATACGTTTCCGGGCAAGCGAGGAGCAGCTGGTCAAGGAAATGAAAGAGATGAGTCACTCCATCGGTTGTCAGTGGAGAGACCGCTGCGACGAGTGCAAGAGTTGGGGACAGGGCTTCTACGATGCAAAGACCGGCAAATTTACGTGTCTCAACTGCATCGCGAAGAAGAAATGGTTAGAGATGGTCGGCCCACCCTCTAATTTCTGATTAGAAGGAGATAAGCGGGACTTTTAGGCATTTATCTGTTACGCTTATTTCGGGGCGGCTGGGTTTTTCGACTCCTTTGTGACCCGGCCGTCCCATCTTTTCGTCCGTAAGGACGTGTATTGTAATTAGGAGGCTCTATCTATGGACAAGCTTATCAAGAAACTTGACGAAATCTTCGAGAAGTACGGAGTGTCTCAGGAAGAGATCGAGGAAATCGGCAACTTGCTGAACAACCTCAACGGCGAACTGAACACCGACGGCGAGGAATTCGTCGAACCCGGAGGAGAGACTGATGGCTACGAAGAAGAGCCTGAATTTGACGAAAAATAACGAAACTATGGCACAGGTTCCGGTTGTTGATAACCCGGTCGAGTCCAAGCTCGACAAGATTATCACGTTGCTGGAGCATATCGCTGCCAACGCTCAGAACATCCCGTTCCAGGGTCTGGACTGTTCTAAGCTGGTTAAGTAACACCAACGTCAGGTGTTAAATAAGTATGGCGGTTGGAGGAGAGAATGTGCAAAGATAGCGAATCCGCTGGCGTAAAAGTAGACAAGAGAAAGACTTTACCACAGCTGTTTACACCGATGACTGCCAGACAGGCGCAAGAAGCCTCTGTAAAAGCTCGTAACTTGAGAAAGCAAGTTAGAGCAGAGATGTTGAACAAGGTCGTAGCAAATTACGACTTCGGCGACGAAATGCTTAAGGCTCTCAAGAAGGGAGACATGGACAAGGTTTCATTGCTCAAGGAAGCGATGGCCTTGATAGGACTCAAGTACGAACAGTCCGACGAGTTTGTCAACCGTATGCAGATCGATGCAACGACTGACAACAAGACCGAGCTGTCCGGCGAAATCAAGTTCGTATTACCACCTAAACAGTAAGGCATCTCTATGGAAGTGGAGCTGATGCCATTCCAGCTTGAGATGATGCAACGCGATGACGAAAAGCTTCTCATCGCGTGTTGTGGCGTATCTAGCGGTAAATCGTTTGCAGCGTCTGTCTACATCGCTATGAAGCTGGTGCAGCAGAATACAATCATCGCAGCGGCGCAGAACTTCACTGCGTTGAACCGTGTGCTGTTTGGCGAGGTCCGTAAGCGTCTTGCCGAGTGGGGTGTTCCGTACGAGTACAACAAGACTGACAAGGAAATCCACGTAGGTGCGAATGGTGTCTGCTATGGTGCAACAAGCGAGAATCCTGACGCCATCCTCGGTATGACCGAGGTCAACATCTTGGTCATAGACGAGGCTTCATACTGCCAAGAGAACCTGTACAACTGGGGTTGTGACCGTTTAAGAGGCCGCAACGTCCAGATGCCTCGAATCCGGTTATTCACATCCCCGGACAGTTTCAACGCTTCCCACGCTTGGTTCATTAATCTTTGCAACAAGAACCCGCATGCGGTAATCCATGCATCGGCTCTGGACAACATCTACACGTCGGCAGAGTTCAAGGCAGACTTGCTCGAACGATATCCGAAAGGTTCTGCTCTGTACGACCAGCAGATACTCGGTCTACTTGTCGACAGCCGTTCAGCAAACGTTGCGATAGACGACCGACATTTCGCAGATTCCAGACAGCCTCACAATGCATGTGATCCGGTCTGGATTGGTTGCGACTTGGCCGGAGCTGGTCGCGACGATTCTGTCTACGTGGTTATAGATGACTACGGTTACGTAGAGTCGAGACGATATCATCATGCCGAGACACAGTTATTGGTATCCGAACTGTTGGAACTGAACCGGTTATACAAAGTCGAAGGAGTCGCTATCGACTGTACAGGCGGTTTCGGAACCGGTCTGTTTGACTATACCAAGAACTCGATAAGGAATGTAGACGCTGTCAACTTTGGCGGCGCCAGCGATGACGTTAATTACAACAATCTCAGGACATGGATGCACTTCAACGCTCGCAAGTGTGTCAACGGTTCGCACATGTACATGCCGGGAACTGACGACGGTGGCAAGATTCGCGAGGAGTGTCGATACGCTCTCTACTACATCGACCCACGCGGAAAGACCGCTATGATACCGAAAGAGGACATCAAGAAGTCCGTCGGACGTTCCCCTGACGCTCTCGACAGCTTCATACTCGCTTGCAAGGCTCGGAACGGAGCAGAATCCGGTTATAACAAGACAACAAACGCTGCCGCTGTCGCGGCAAGGCTGTTGGCAGCCCACGGCTAATTTCTTCCTAGGAGGAGAAAATGGCCAAATACCCGCTCTCAGATCCAAAGATAACCGAAAAGGTTGTGAATTTTTTGAAGGAGTCCAGCCAGTATTACGCTGATTCTGTTAAGGACCGCGTAGAGTGCGAACGCATGTATTCTGGCGATTTTTGGACTACGGAACTTATCAAGGAGTACAAGCGCGGCAAGAGACGTTGCGAGCACCTGTCACAGTGGGGAGTATTCGACTCCTCGATCAGCTCGCCTCTATCTGCAAGCCCGTGGCACGCTCAGCTCGACGAGCAGTCAGCAAATCCTGAAATCCAGGACGCAATCGACACTATCGAAGCGGATGCCGACGCAAAGAACGCGTTCATGGAAGCGTTTAGCAAGGCTGTTGACATCGGTGCTTCGTACATCATCGTAACAACGGTTGCTGACGATTTCACTGGCGAACCCAAGATTGTTCCGGAATGCGTCCTAGACCCGGCTGCTGTCGCTCTAGACCCGTCCGTAACCAAGGCATCTGCTCGTGACGCTGAACAAGGCGCAGTCGTTAACTGGATATCTGTAACCAAGGCAAAGCGTCTTTACGGTCAGGACATTGTCCCGTTTGATTACCCTCGCGCAGTGCCGCAGCTCTATCACATCGGTGACCAGTGGGTCAACAGACCGAGCAACTGCGTACCGATTGTCACCTACTACGAAAAGAACGACAAAGGCCTCGTAACGATGTACAAGCTATGTGGAGACAAGGTTGTCGAACAGCTTGAACTTCCTACGACTCTTATTCCGATTTTCCGTTTCGCCGGTTATAAGGTGACACGCAAGCGCCAGACCGACTACATCGGTATCGTACGCAAGACCTATTCGTTACAGCTCGGACTCAACCTTGCCTATTCCACGATGCTGGATAGGATTAACCGCTCGCCGAAGGCGAACTTCATGTTCCCTGCCGGATCGTTGGACAACCTCGAAGTATATCTAGAAAGATGCTGCGAAGATGACGCTCTGGCGATGATTTACAACCCGATCGACGGCAAGTCCGCACCGGTTCAACTCCGTGAAGCAATCGAGACCGGCGACCTCCAGAACGTAATCAACACTACCCAGCAGCTCATGGCAGCCGTCCTAGGTGTCCCGCCTACGGGAATCCAAGGAGGAGTTGCCGACGTCAATGTACAGCGCACCGCTACGGAAGTGCTGGAACAGGCTGCCAACCGTGAATCGAATGTCGCGTCTTTGTATAACCATGCCTACGAGGCCATGCGTGCCATCTGGATGTGCGTTATCGAGATGCTCAACGGCGGTGAACGAATCAAGTTCAAGCTGGAAGCCGGTCCGGACGTTATCACGGCCAATATGAAGCGTCGTCAGGAATTGCAAGTGATGGCGACTATGCTGCCTCCGCAGCTCCAGCCGATTCTTGCAAAGTATTACGCCGATACGCTTTCCACCGACGATGCCAAGATGCTGTCCAAGGACATCGTGGCAAACATGGACCCGACTATCAAGCTTGTAAGCGACGAGAACCTAGACGCGTATGCCATCCACGAAATCAAGCAGATAAAGATGGTGGCAGACGAGGCCATGAACGAACTCGAAGTGACGAAGAAGGAGAACGAAGACCTGAAGCGTCAAGTCAATTCCCTCTTTACGGAATTGGCCAACAAGCGCGAAGACCGTCAGTTGGAATGGTCTAAGAAGGTTTTGGATAACCAGATTGACCAGGCCAAGCTCCAGCTAGAAGTATCGAAGGCTGGCGTGGACGCCGAGATTGATATGCAGAAGCTGGAGTTGGAAGGCCAGAAGGTCGCTATGGACGCTCAGGACAAGATGGAACAGACCATCGAGGATAACAACGCAATGCTCGGAGGTATCTAATGGCTGCAGAGAAGGAAGGCGCTAAGGCCGCTCGGTACATCGCCAACATACTCGCTCTTGCTGGTTCTCGCGGTATTCCGACGGCTGGTCTGAACTTCGGACCGGCTCGTCAGAGCAATCGCGAATTCGTGGTTACACCTAACCAGAACCCGCTCCGTCCGGTAAATCTCGGAGCTGCTGTCGACCTTGCAAAGGAAATGGTCGAGGAACCTGTCGATTTCGACGCTGGTGTTGTGTTCGTTCCGGGTGTAAAGCAAGGTAATGCTGGTTTTGTCGATACTCCAGAGAACAGAGAGGCTTTCATCCGTCAGACTCCTGAGGAGCATCGCGAAGCACTTGAACAGTTCTTGAATAACCCACATATCCCACCAGACAAAGCTACACAGCTCGGTAAGAAGGCCGAGGAAGGTCTTGCAAAGTGGTGGAACGACCATAACCCGCGTCGCCCGGTTACGCCTACGTCTTCCGCAGTGAAGAAGGCTCGTATCGGTGCGAACGGCGACATCTACATCACGTTTGCATCTGGCAACAAAGAATACCAGTACGAAGGCAGCTCCAACCCTGTGGAAGCCTCTAGAATCCTAGCCGACTTGGTCGCTAAACCGGAGTCTATTGGTAAGCGAGTAAACAGCTGGTCTGGAGACTGGGGAAAGGCTCACACTTATCTGCCGAAATAGCTGTCAGAAAGTGTCACACTAATTTAATAATAGAAACCCCGCGAACGATACGCGGAAACAAGTTTATCGGGAGGAGAGAACATATATGGATTCGTCTGAAGCCATAGCATATCTGAAGCAGATGCACGGGGAAGAAGCCTCGCAAACTACGGAACCTACATCTACGGAGGACGCCGCTGCTACTGGAGAGCAGCCGGTTGTAGAAAACCAAACTCCAGCACCGGAATCTGAAGCCACGGACGGCAGCGAACCGCCCAAGACCGAAGTGAACGAGACCAAGGCCGAGGAAGTTCCTCAGCCGAAGAAGAACAAGCCGTCAAAGCAAGAGCAGACCTCTTACGCCTTCACTCGTCTGAAGAAGCGTCACAATGCGGAAATCGCAGAGAAGGACGCCAGAATCAAGGAGCTTGAAGCAAAAGTAAGCAAGTATGCACCGCTTGAACAGTTTGACTTCGATCCTAACGATGTGAAGAGTTACATCGACCATTGTCGCCAGCTCGACAAAGAGCAGAGCGAACTCGAAAGACTCAAGTCAGAGCGTGACCAACTGGTCAGCGAACAGCAGAAGCGTGATGCCTCGGAGCGTCATCTTTCTCAAGTAGAACAATGTTTCGCGTCTGACGATGAACGTGAGCACTATTGGAATCTGCTCCGCAACGGCGGACAAAAGTTCCAAGACTGGCTCGCGGAACACGACGACGGAACCGTTGACGCTTACTTGGGTGACAGCGATATCGCTCCGCTGATGATGAGCACCTTGATGCGGAACCCGGACATTCTGGGCAATATTGTTGCCAAGAAGAATCCGACCCTCAAGATGATTGCCCTGCAGCAGCTCGAAAACCGTCTGAACTTGATGAGAAAGGTCGGAACTCGTACACAGGTTACGGATAACCAACAGAAATCAAAACCGAAACTGCCGATAATCGGTAGCCAGGTAGCGAATCCTGGGTCTAGCTCAGAATCCGCAAAGAGGGACTGGAACCGCTATCTAGCGGAACATCCCCGTGTTTAACCAAAATTAAATGGAGAATGCTATTATGGCACAAGTTAATCCTAACCCGAACATTTCCACCTCGAACAACATCGAGACCAATTTCCAGACCGAACTCGTTGCACTTCGTGCAGCCCAGATGGCACCGTATTTTACGGTCGGCGCCAAGTCTTATTTCGGTGACCAGCTCGTTGGCAAGCGCAACGGACAAACTTATGGCTTCGTGATCCGCGATGCCGGTGAAGTTGAAAACTCCCTCGCTGTCAGCGGTTCCGCAAAGACGGACATCGTCGAACGCCGTGTCGACATGTCTATCGAACCGTGGCACATCATGGTTAAGACTAACGCTGTCGAAGGCAAGACCGACCTTCAGTTCGACAAGGAAGTCGCTGAACCGAACGGTCTCAAGCTCATCAACGGCGCGTTGAAAAAGTCCATCAAGTCCGACATTGCCAAGTGCGCAACTTGCTTCGTCGGTCAGAAGGGTCAGTTCGAACCGCTTTCTATGGCTTCTGGCCACCTTGCTAGCGTGACTAGCGAAACGCTCTATGGTTTCGTGGACCCGATGGTTGAAGCTATCGTCACTTCCAAGGGTGCTCAGTTCGTTCCGGTGAACGCTCCGGATATGTATAAGCAGGGCCTTATCGGTCACTTCCACGGTGCCGATTATAGAGCGCAGAGGTTCCTCCCGCAGCTCAAGGTGAGCAAGACTCTCGCCGACGCTATGGACGGCGCCAAGTTCGCTTCTTTCAACGCTTCCACCAACGTTCTCACCATCACGCTCGGTAGCAACGCTGCCGCTGCTACGAAGGTTCAGGCCGGTACGCCGTTCTTCGTCGACGGCATTGTTGCTTGCGACCTCGTGGGCGATGAAACCGCCCAGCCGTACGCATTCATTGCGAACGCTGACGTGACGGTTAATAGCGGTGCTTCCAGCATCGCAATTCCGGTCGACGTTGTTGACGTTGCAAAGGGTGGCACGCGTGTGGCAGCGAAAGAAGATGGTTCTGCCATCGACTGGTCTGACCTCGGCACTCCGGCTGTGTCCGCACCGGCCGAAGGTGTGTACTTCACTGGCCTCGTCCGTGCCAACGGTACCTACGAGTTCGAGACTCTCAACGAACTCGATGTTGCAACGGTCGACACCAAGAAGGGTTCTGTGGAAGGCATCACCATCTTCCAGAACCGTCTCATCGACCTCAGCAACATGGTTAACGATACCCGTTTCGACGTGTTCACCATCTCTGGTACGGTCGAAAAGCGCGGTGTGTCTTTGATCCTCATCAAGGCCAACTAAGAGACTGTCTCTCCAGATAGAATGAAGGCCATCCCGTAAGGGGTGGTCTTCTTTTTGTCTCCGCATAACCGGGCCGCTAATTTCTCTCTAGGAGGATAATCGAATGATAACCGTCCGTAGTATTATTGTGGAAGCTCTGAACCGCTCCAATCTAGTGTCTCGTAGACAGAGCGCACCGGCGGATATGGTAGAGTCCGCCTATCGACTTTTGAAAGGAATTGCCGGTAAATACAGCAATGACAACTTGCTGCAATTCTTGGTTATGGAAACCGAGACCACTCTTGACAAGTCCGAATATGTGTTGGGTGATGTTGATCCTGCTAATCCGGAGGAATACCAAGAGGTAACTCTAGCTGCTCCTAACATTCAGCAGATTAACAAGGTTTACTGGCGTGCGAAACAGCCGAACGATGCTGTGAACTATATCGAGCTGTCTTTTGCAAGTCCTAGCGATTTCGACGCTTTCCCGTCTGGAAGCGGTGTCTACACTTGGCAACCTATCAACGATAGACAGATTGTCTTGAAGTTGAAGCTGTTGCCGGATGTCCGGACTGAAATAAAGGTTAGTTATAACCGAAAGTGGGTTTTCGACCTCGACACTGAACTCAGAATCCCTGAGCAGTACGAGGAGCTGTTTATCGTGGCGTTGACTCACAAACTCGCGGTTACCTTCCCGCGTATTTCGACCGAACAGGTGCAGCTCATCAAGACGGAGCTTGACGACATAAAGAACAACATCATGAAGTCGACTCGTGCCATCAAGTATCTACAGCGCAAGCCCAACACCGTCGGTGTAAACCGTGCAGCGTTCTACAGCGGTACGATGTTCCTCAATCCGTAAGGAGTCGTCTCGATGGCTCAGAGAATCATACAGAACATCGTTGGTGGAATCCACCGTCACGAGATCTCGAAAGTTTCCAGGTCTTTCACTCAGAACATGTATCCTGAGACAGTCGATTCCGACCAGTCCATTACAAGCAAGGTTCTGCTGTCTATCAAGGGAACGCAGCTATGCCAGCACATCGGCGAAGGCCCGTGCCGTGGCATGTTCCGCGCATCCCGTGGAGAGGACGGCAATCCTCTACTGTTCGGGTGTTGGGGAAGCGGTGTCTACGTCATACACCACACTGCGTCTGGCTGGACTCACTTCAAGGTCGGACAGGTTTCGAACTCGGTTAACGAACCAGTTCACTTCTGCGAAACCGGTGGAGAAGGCACTTCGCATCCTCACTTGGTTGTGGTTGACGGTGCTGAATGCTACGCAGTCGACACGACGTTGTCCGATTCGTACATGCAGCAAGACTGGCGTTCAATACAGCTGCCGACACGGGTTGGCGATGATACCCATACCCAGAAGATTCAGCCATCGCACTGCGCCTATCTCTACGGCTATTTGGTTATCAATGACCGTGGTACCGATGCTTTCTACTCGAGCGTCCAATATCCTTTCGAAACTACGGATAGCAATAACCAGGTTATCTATGACATTTTCTACGCTGACCCTAACGGCAAGTACGGTGGCTACGGCTTCGTGACATATGCCGAATGGTCTAGCGATAACATCACTGCGCTCTGCGGCAACGGAAGTTACCTTTACACGTTCGGCCCGCGTTCCGTGCAGTGCTTTTCGTACAGGGACGACATCAACAAGCCTTTTGTAAGCCCGGACAACGCTGCCGAATCAATCGGCGTCCGTGCGCCGAACTCGCTGGCAACCTGTGGCCCGTACACCGCTTGGCTGGCATCATCCGATGTCGGCGAGAACGGAATCTACGTCATGCAGGGTAACGAGAAGAAGCGAGTCTCAACGAAGTCAATCGAGCGACAGATTTCTCGCATGACATATCCGGAAGACGCTATAGGACAGTTCTGGCAAGAGAACCAGCATCTGTTTTACTGCATAACGTTCCGTAGCGACAAGGTCTCGCTAGTGTACGATGTTACCGAGAATGAGTGGCATGCTCGCGAAAGCTACGAGAAGGGTCTATGGAGACCGGCATATGCAACGTTCTCGTATAACAAGATTTTCTTCGGTGAAATCGACTCAGACGCGCTTGTCTACATGGACAACGACAAGTATACCGAGTGGGACGGGTTATGCATTGTAAGGCTCCGTCGAGGCGGTGCTCTGTACAGCGACAATTCGCCGTTCTACTGCGACTCGGTTAACATAACCCTGAACAACGGACAGATTGACAACCAGACGCTAGATCCGCGAGTCATGATGCGTTACTCTACCGATGGCAACAGCTGGACTGACTTGGAAGTCGGCAGCATGGGCGGTATCGGTAGGTATGACCACCAGACAACTTGGTGGAATCTAGGACTATGCCGATACCTTACAATCGAAGTCAGCTGTTCCGACCCGGTTGACTTTTCCATCGTCAGTGCAAAGATTCAGGCGAGTCCGTGCAACATCTTCTAGGAGCAACAATGATTAAGACAGTTGACATCACTCAGTTCAGTGCTCCGGACTACGTGTCACAGGCTCTTGAGGGTTCATACGGCCTTGACGGTCGCGAGAACATCTACTTCACCTGTATAAAGAACGTGGTGTTCGTACATGCGCAAGGACCCGTTAGCATTGACGAGGACTTGCCACAGAACGCCTTGGCGTGGCACTTGTTGGTTATGAGTAACAGCGGTGTGCGGACTGTACCGTGTACCGATTCACATTTGACATTTACGTTGGCAGAAGGCGAGACGGCTTTCGGTTCGTTCCGCATAAGGGCATAACGAGATAATTTACTAATAGGAGAAAAAACTATGGCAAGTTACGCAGGATCTGCAATTAAAGGCGCTGGAACTGGTGTAGCGATGGGAGCGGCTGGCGGTCCTGTTGGAGCTGCCATCGGCGGCGGTCTAGGACTGATTGCCGGACTGTTCTCGGCTTACGACGCAGAAGAGGACAGTGCCGAAAAACGGAAAATCCTTGAACAGGTTTCAAAGGATTTCAACCTTACTCAGGACGAGGTCGAAGGATTGTTGGATGAATACTACAACAACCCGGACAACTTCCTCGGAACGGCTGAAGATGTCAAGGCTTATCGAGACATGGTCTCCAAGTTCAACCCAGACGATTATGTTCTTGACGAAAGCAAGATTACCGGTTTTGGCGACACCTACGGAAAGACTGTCGACGACTTCATCACTCCTTACTACGACAAGATTATTCAAGACACGACAGACCGTGTGCAACACAGCGCAGCCGGTGCTGGCGTCGGTCGCGGTACCGGAGCTGCAAACGCGATTGCGACTGCCGCAGCCGAGAAGGAAGACGAGTTATACAGAACCGCATTGCAGCAATACAACACTGACCGTTCTCAGAGCTATACGGAATGGGCTGGCGACATTGACCGTATGCAGCAACGTCTAAACAGTCTCAAGAGCGGTTTCGACACCAAGCTTGAGATGCAGAACAACCTCGCGAATGATTACACTAACCAGACCAAATCGTATATGGAAGACCAGATTGCTGCCAAGCAGAGTCGTTCAGACGGAAATTTAAAACTCCAATCGATGAATCTTAATATTTAAGAGGTACTTATGGCAATCTATACCGCACCGTCTATGTCATTTATTGACACTTATGTAAACGCTGCAAAACAGCGTGACGCCAACCGTGAAGCCGAGTACAATAAAATGATTGAAGGACTCGGAGGTCTTGTCAAGGGTGGCGTTGACGCCTACAAGTGGCAAGTACGCAAGAACGCCTTGAACAAGATTGGTAATCTTGAGGACGAGGAGAGCAAGCTCATGTCCGAGTTGCAGCTGCTGACCGGAGACCAGACTAAGGCCGGTTCCCGTTCCAACATAAACGCAATCCTCAAAGGTCTCGACTTCAATCTACTCGATAACAAGCAGAAGCAAGCTATGGGAGGCTTCTAATGAATCCTTATCTCACTAGTTTACTTAATGCCGCTTCCAAGGACAGGTACGATTCTACCGGTTTGGTACAACCGTCCCAGCTTGACGACTTTGCCGAACCGGCAACTGCCGAAATGGTCGGCAGTGAAGGACTCGCTGGCAAGGAAGCGAGAATTGCTCAGATCAAGCAGCGTCTCGCAGAAATTGCCGAGGAGAAGAAGAAGTACAACCTAGAAGAGGAAATGGGCAAGTACAAGTTCCTGTACGACAACGATGCCTCTACGCTTATGGGTTACAAGCAGAACCTCCGCAACGCCGAAGC